AACATTGTGATACAATATAGGTATAGTTGAGTATTGGGTATTTACTTTCTTTATCTTTTGTCCGGAGGCTAACAATGTTATGTCGTGTCTGTGGTGATGATGTATCCGAAGGCAGAGCGCAGTTGGGTTTCAAGTTGTGCCTGTTCTGTGGTGAGGAGCAAGCAAGGCAAGATCGGAGAGGGTGGACTATTTTAACGCCCCACAAACAAGGGGCAATGTTCTTCACGGCGCAGACTGCAAGGGAAGCGGCGCAAGGTATCAACAACAAAGGAGGTTTAGTCAAATGAGAGATATAAGCAAGCAAGTCGGGTTCGCTATTGCGTTTTCTTTGGTGGCGTATATGGTTGCTCATGTGTTGGCTAGCGTATTAGTGAGAGGAGGACTTTTATGAAAATTAACCCGTTACAGCCCGTACCACAGTATCCACAACCGAAAAGTCTGAGGACGGCGTTGGGCTTAACCTACAAATTATTCGATGCCGATGGCGAAGTCCGCGTGGGTGATGTGGTGCGCTTCAATAACAAGCCATGCTTCGTTGAGCGCATAGCCGAGTTGATAACCATAGTCACTATGGATGAGCGCAAGTACACGCTGAATGTCCAAGCCCATCAGATCAGATGTGTACTACAAAAAGAGAGGGTGTCTGATGCCTAACATTGTTAGGGTGGTTAGGACTATGAATATGGGTGAGCCAAACGGCAATCTGTTCATGGTGTGGTTCCTGACTGATATGAACGATCAGACCTATTTCCACTTTTATGCCAAGGATGAGTTAGATGCGTTCAGGCAAGCGCAGGAGTACATATTAGAAAAGGAGCAAGCAAGTGAGTGAGATAGCGGAGTTCTTACGGATGTTCAACGACGCACTAGGGCTGATCCTGATTGCGTTCTGTGTGTACTTTTTGGCATGCATTGTGATGGGCAGGGGAGATAAGGAATGAAGCCGCCGAAGTTTAGTGTGGAACAAACAACACCCCTTGAGCATAAGGTGCAAGTCAAGCGTGGGCGCAAAGTGATTGCGGAGAAGGTGGTATGCCTAAGCCGAGCCGAGTTGGATGCGTTCATCCTTGGGTGCAAGTTAATTGAAGACATACTTGAGAAAGCAAAGGCAAGCAAATGAAAACTAATTGGTGGTACGAGTCGGGGCAAGCCGCCCAAGCCGCGCAAGAGTTGGCTTGGTTCGTGATCCTTGTATTTGTTGGGATCGGTGTGGTGATGTGGCTAGACATGCGAAAGGAGGGGAAGGATGCACAAAAACAAACCGCCAAAAGCAAGACCCATAAGGCAAACTAAAACAGGAACATCTTCACGGATGACTAACAATGTTAGACATAAGACAAAAGGAGTAAGTAATGGCATACGGACACCAAAGCCACGCAAGCGGACAGATTGAGCCAATCTTTACCTACGCCGAAGCATGTGAAAGGGAGGCGGGTATAAAGCCGATTCGTGGGACTGAGATTAAACCGCTTGGCCCGCGTAGACATAAAGAGATGCAGATACTCAAGCAACCCAACGGGGACATCGCTTGCCGCCTGTATCAGACTGATGTGCTAACTTTCAAACCCAACGACGATATTGTGGTGCAGATAGGTGGATGGGCAAGCCCAACTACGACTGCGTTCATGGGCAATATATTGCGTGGTCGCTTCTATCAGTTCGATAACCAAGTGTGGGCTGTGGCTAAGACTGAAGAGAACGACGAGAGTAAAGCGTTCCCGCTACTCACGCAGGGAGAGAATGTATTCCGTCGTAGCCGGTCAGGTGGTCTATTGTTGACCAACCCGCAGTTGTGCAAGACGCACAAGATCAACCGCGAGGGGGCTAACAATGTTAGGAAGCGATACAAGTCGTTCCGTGACTACATTGATCGCATGTTCAGACTGCGTGCAGTTGATGGGAGATTAAATATAGATGTCGAAGAGTTGAAGGCGATGTTTTCCAAGGGTGATTTGCTTGTGATGCCTCCCCGACTCTACCTAGGCAACGGTTACATAATACCCAAGGAAAAATTGGCTGAGTTCCAGCAGTTGATAGAAGACCACGGGGTAGTAGACAAGACGCAAGACTTCTATCGTGCGTTCCTGTGGTTGGCATATAGCATTGACTTACGCCGCCTGTGGAAGGGTGTGGACTTGAGTTCGCTTCTTCGACAGTTGGATGAGGTGACTCTCTACATGCATCGAGGTGAAGCATTCGTAGAGATTGAGCATTTCGGAGAGCAAAAGAAGGATTCGTATGCGAAGTTCTTTAGTAACTAGGTGTGACCAAAGTACTTGCATTTGGTAGTAGTATGTGGTACAATGTTAATAAGAGTGGAGAAGTAATGAGCCACCAATGAGCCACCTAACAATGTTAGGGGATAACAGAGTAGTTCCAACCAAGAAAGGAAGTACAGCGCCATGAGTGTATTGTCATTCGGTAAAGAGGTATCCCTCAAGCAAGCCGCTAGCGTCATCCTAGCAACCCCGATGAACCGTTACTTTTTACAGGGTGAGCCGGGCATAGGCAAAAGTTCTCTGCTTAAGTCGCTATCCGCAAGCCTACCCGACCACGAGGTAGCCTACATTGATGTACCCAACATGGACTTGGGTGACATCGCCATGCCCGTGATTGACCACGAGGCCAAGGTAACTAGGTATTACCCTAATAGTCGCTTCAAGATTCACTTGGGCAAACCCGTCATAACAATGTTAGACGAGTACTCAAAGGGTTTTGACCCCGTAAAGAACATGCTTCACCCCATGCTTGAGGTGTCCAACCCAAGACTAGGTGATGTACCAATCCATCCTGATTCTATTGTGTTCCTCACAGGCAACCTAAGTTCGGATGCAGTTGGTGACAATTTGAAAGCGCATAGCCGTAACCGCATTATCCCCTTGACTGTACGCAAACCCGATGCAGACGAGTGGCTAGAGTGGGCGGTGAATAACGACATCGAACCCGTTGTCATGGCGTGGGTTCGTCAGTTCCCCCATGCGCTTGCTTCTTATACCGATGAGGCACAGGGTGACAACCCCTATATCTACAACCCGAAGAAGATGCAGATGGCGTTTGTATCCCCAAGATCTTTGGAGAGAGCATCTAACATTGTTAAGGTACGGGACAAGATTGATGCGGATACTCTAATCGCGGCAATGTCAGGTGCGATTGGCGAGGCGGCTAGCCGGGACATGCAAGCATTCATTGAGTATCAAGATCAGTTGCCGACATGGGAGAACATGATCAAGAACTCCAAGACTTGTGATGTACCTAGTAGTGCAGGTGCATGTGCGGTTCTTATCTTTGGCGCCATCACTAAGATTGATAAGTCAACGATCACTCCGTTTATGCAGTACTTGGAGAGGTTCGAGCCTGAGTGGCAAGCATGCTTCGCTATCAATGTGGCGAAATCTCCGACCAAGCAGAGCATCGCGTTCAGTTCTACTGCGTTTGCTGATTGGGTGGCAAAGAACGAGGACTTGTTATGAAACTGAGACTGACCGAGGAAAACATTAAAGAGATTCTTTATTTTGTGGAGCGTGGGTTGAAAGACCGCATGTATTTACAAATGAGGCTAGAAGAACGAACAAAAATATACAAAGCGGCTGCACAAAAAGGTCTTGAAACAAAACGCAAAAACAAGTTACTCAAAGAGGCTAACAATGTTAGATAAAGACAAAGAAGAACGGCGACTGAAGAAGGTGAAGATTGCGCTCATGCGTAATCCGAAGTTCGCTCTGTGGTCAGGCATCATGATGGTGGGCAAGACTTCAATTAGCGATGACTTTCCAAGCGCATGTACCGATGGGCGTGACGAGACATACGGAAGGGAGTTCGTTCGTGAGTTGGATGACAAGGAGTTGGGGTTCGTGGTGTTGCACGAGAACCTTCACAAGGCGTTCCGTCACTTGTTCATTTGGAAGAAGTTGGATGAGATTGACCGCAACCTAACCAATGCGGCTTGCGATTATGTGATCAACCTAATGATCGTTGATATGGATCCGACTGAGCAAGTAGTGGCAATGCCAAAAAAAGATGGCAAACCCTACGGCTTACTTGATCAACGGTTCAAGGGTATGAATACCAAGCAAGTCTTTGACATCCTACGCAAGGAGCAAGAGGAAGGTGGCGGGGGTGGTGGGGGTGGCTTTGACATACACGATTGGGATGGCGCGAAAGAATTATCCGATGAGGATAAGAAAGTATTGGAGCGCGAGGTAGACCAAGCGATTCGTCAGGGTCAGATTGCACACCAAAAGGTTCATGGCAAAGGTGCAGGGAACATGGATCGTGAGTTGGGTGAATTGCTTGAGCCGACTGTGGATTGGCGCGAAGTTTTGCGTGAGTTCGTGAAGTCTGTCTGCAACAATAAGGACATGTCCTCATGGCGCAGGGTCAACCGTCGGTTCATCGGAGAGAATATCTATCTCCCGACTCTGATAGGTGAGCGTGTTGGGCATATCGCAATAGGTATTGATACAAGTGGATCCATTGGTGGTGTGGAGTTAAACGAGTTCTTGTCCGAGGTGCAATCAATCGCCAAGGATGTGAACCCGCGAGCCGTAGATCTTATCTATTGGGATAGCAAAGTAGCCGCACACGAAGAGTATTCCGAGGTAGAAGTACCTAACATTGTTAATTCAACCAAGCCTAGAGGTGGTGGCGGTACTGATCCGACTGCGATGATGACTTACTTGAAAGAGAAGAACATCAAGCCGGAAGTTATTGTCATGCTTACCGATGGTGAGATAGGAGATTGGGGTGATGAATGGGATGCGCCTGTACTTTGGGCGATTAGCAATGGAGCATCGGATGTCTTTGCCCCTGTGGGCAAGACGGTTCATATTAAACACTAAGAGGGGAAAGCGCATGAAAGCAATCGTGCAAGTGGGCTATAAGAGTTACATTATGGATGCTGAAAAAGCCCTAGCATTCTTAGGCATGCTTGATCAAGCCGAGATATACGAGAGTAAGTGGGATGGTAAGACATCCGCTCACTATATCTACAACCAAGAGAACGATAGCGTTCGGGAGTTGAAGTTAGTCCCCGATGTTTTGTATCGCATGGCGAAGTTAGCAGGTAAGCCAAATAAAGAATAACCATAACCAAGAAGGAGTAAGACCATGAGCATTACAGCAAGCGCAGTCTTATGTGAGATGAACATAAGCGTATGGACTGCCAACAAGTTGGACAAAGGTGAGACCGAGAAGGTAACTGTGGGTGCATCCGCAGTTAAGGATGCCGCGCAAGTTCGTAAGAATCTTATGGCGGGTACAAGTATGCGTAAGGACATAGCCGACTATGCGGCGGGGTGCAGACTGTGGCACAACACTCGCACGCTACCGTGGGCAGACAAGGGTGCGCGACTGATGCCGACTAGCCTGTTTATGGATTACAAAGCAGAAGCAAATGTGCGACGCGATACATTTAATCAGATGGTGGATAACTTTGTGGCTCAGTACCCTGCGCTAGTTCAGACCGCGCAGAATTATTTGGGCGCATTGTTCAACGCCAATGACTATCCCGATGCTGAAGAAGTACGAAGCAAGTTCGGGTTTCGGTTGGTGTTCTCCCCCGTACCGGAATCAGGTGACTTTCGTATTCAGGTTGGGCAACAAGACTTGCAAGACCTACGAGATCAGTACGAAGCGAATTTTAATGACCGCCTAGCCGATGCCATGCGTGAGCCTTGGGATCGGCTACACAAAGTATTGAATGGGATGAGTGAGAAATTAACAGACAAGGCGGATGATGACGAGCAAAAGAAAACCCGCTATCACGATACCCTTATTACAAATGCGACGAGCCTGTGCGGATTGCTAACTCACTTGAATGTGACGAACGACCCCAAGTTGGAGGAAGCCCGTCGGCAGTTGGAGCAGACTATGTTGGGTGCGGATATTGATTCAATCAAGGAATCACCCGAGGTGCGTGCGTCTATGAAGTCTAAGGTAGATGCGATCTTATCGAAGTTTGAGTGGTAATCTGGAGGGAGCCTAACAATGTTAGACCAAGTAAAGTATGAGTATATAACGCTAGACCTACCGAACATTCAGGTAGCGTGGGAGCGTGGCAAAAACCGCGCTGAAACTAAGTTTTATTTAGATGAGCCTTTCAAAAACTTTGTCATCCAAGCGGCGATGAAGTTTCCGATGTGGCGGTTCATGTCGGGTGGCGACTTAGGTGGCATGGGTCTTACCCGTAATCCGATAACTCGCGTACCAACGGACTTAAAATGCTATCGCCTATGGGTATACGACGGTAGTGAGAGATTGGGTTCTATTAGTTATGAAACCCGCCTTACTAAAACCGATATGCGGTATACCGTATACATTTTAAACAATCAGCGAATTGCCCACAAACGTGAGCGTGGGGACTCTGATAAGACTAAGGACATTAACAAAGCCCTAAAAATCTTGGCTAAGTCTTTTGGTGCTAAGACTATTAGCGAACGCATGAAGGAAGCCTTTGAGCAATGTGAGGATCGAGTTGGTTCCATAACTACGCAAAAGGCTACTCGCTTCAATGATGAATATCGCAGTCTAGTTAATGGGTTACGGAAACATCTTATGGTAGATAAGTGGGAAGAGATTAAACAGATCGCTATGGATAGTGGAGTAGACCTAACAGTGTTAGATCGGCTGCCAAATACATACGAAGATTACAAGATCGCACAGGAGATAGACAAATGCGTAGAACACAAAAAAGGTGTGGTGGTAATAATTCATGGCAACGACTATGCCGTACAAAGTTTTGCTACCGCCAACGCCGACCCCACAATAGAAATGCTCAGTACTGAGACCCTACCTGATTGGATCAAGCGAGGGGTGGGTATGCTTAAGTTGGTAGAGCCCCACAACATGGTTGGTAATGTTGGTTACAAGATTAGTGATGGAGCGTTCTTTGTTATGAAGGGAGATCAATGATGGAAGAACAAGTTAAGCGTGGCGGCAGGGGAAAAGGTATTAAGCCTGCGTTAGTACACATAAACTTAAGATTACCCGCATGGGTAGTAGAGTTTTACAAAGAGCAACCAAACTACACAGGGTCTATGCGCGAGGTGCTAACCATCTACGCACAAGAAAAACAAATTAAGACCGACCCCTAACATTGTTAGGCTGTATCTAAGTAGTTTCACTAAGCCACCTTCGGGTGGCTTTTTTATTTTCTGCGCTTGTCAAACCTTTGACAATCTGTGCTATACTTTTCGCTATGGCACAAACACCCGAGAAGAAAGTTAAAGATAAGGTAGTGAGGATCCTCAAGGATAACGGGGTCTATTACTTCTTCCCCGCAACCTACGGCATGGGCAGAAGCGGAGTGCCCGACATCATCTGTTGTGTCAACGGTAGGTTCCTAGCCATCGAGTGCAAGGCAGGGGACAACAAACCCACGGTACTACAACAACGCGAACTGAAAGCCATCGCTGATGCGGGTGGTTCGGCGCTTGTAGTTAACGAGTTAAACATAGAGGGAGTAGCAAGTGTGGTGCGTATCTTGAAGGAGTATGAATGACAAAGACAATCGCCAAGAATTCTAAGTTAGTGAAGAAGTTAGAGGATCGAAAGTTTATAGCCGAAAGTTTATGCGAAGCAAATAAGTTGTTGCTTAAGCGTATGGAGTCAAACCCTGATGAGTTTCACTTGTTGAAAGGTGGACGATGGGCAGACTACTTAAATATGCTATACACCCGTTTGCATGATGGTGACCCCCGGACGCTAGTGATGCTTAGTGATGACGAATGCGAATTTGTGTGGGAAAAGTTTAAAGAAACATCGAAGCAAAACCTACATACAAACTTCATGAAGCGAATACTTAGGGTGGATGATGATAGTGACCAAAGGTAGAAAAGTGGACAACCAGTTAGTGAAAGCCCCATGAGAATAATAACAATAGACTTTGAAACTTTTTACTCGCGTGAGTTTAGTCTGTCAAAGATGACGACTGAAGAATACATTCGATCCCCCGATTTTGAAGTTATCGGCGTAGCCGTAAAGGTAGATAATGAAAAGACTGTATGGTTCTCAGGCACAAAGGCTGACACCGCAAAGTTTCTGCGCGGGTACGATTGGGATAATTCTATTGGTCTCGCTCATAATGCCGTTTTTGATTTTGCGATCCTTAATTGGCACTTTAATTTACGCCCTAAAAAGATTGCGGATACTCTCTCAATGTCTAGGGCTATCCACGGGACAGAGGTTAGTGCAAGTCTCGCCGCGCTTGTCCAACATTACTCCCTTGGAGAAAAGGGAACGGAAGTATTAGATGCAATGGGTAAGAGGCGCATCGACTTTGATAGCACCGAACTGCATCGGTACAGCCTCTACTGTATTAACGATGTGGACTTGACCTACCGCCTTTTTGAATGCTTGGTAGGAGGCTTTCCCACTAGCGAACTAAACCTAATCGACCTGACCATACGGATGTTCACGGAACCCGTACTGGAGTTGGACGTTACTAGGCTAAAGAATCACTTGGCTGAAGTACGCAACCGCAAAGAAGATTTACTAAACGCCGTAACGATGGTAGACAAAGATCAGTTGATGTCTAATGTTAAGTTTGCGGGTACGTTAAGAGCGTTAGGGGTCGAACCACCCATAAAAATAAGCCCGACCACGGGTAAAGAGACATACGCTTTTTCTAAAACGGACGAAGAATTTAAAGCGTTACTGGAGCATGAGGACATAAAAGTGCAAGCGATAACTGCGGCACGGCTTGGCGTTAAGTCCACAATTGAAGAAACCCGCACCGAACGATTTATTACCATAGCAGGAAGAGGCAAATTACCCATACCCCTACGCTACTATGCGGCACACACGGGGCGGTGGGGTGGTGACGACAAAGTAAACATGCAGAACCTACCACGGACATCGCCTCTCAAGAATGCAATCTTTGCGCCACAGGGGTATATGTTTATTGACTCTGACTCTTCTCAAATAGAGGCAAGAACTTTAGCGTGGCTGGCCGAGCAGAATGATTTGGTTGATGCGTTTGAAAGGGGTGAGGATGTTTACAAGATCATGGCGTCGGCAATTTACGGTAAGGCTGAGAGTGAGGTTACAAAGGAAGAAAGATTTGTTGGTAAAACGACTATCCTTGGGGCAGGCTACGGAATGGGACCGGTTAAGTTTAAAAATCAACTTAAGGTCTTTGGCGTTGATCTCCCCCAAGAAGAGTGTCAACGAATCATCCGGGTCTACCGTGAAACATACCCGCGAATCCCGCAACTTTGGCGCCAAGCAGGTGATGCGCTTGTGGCGATTGCCAATGAACAGACTGCCATCCTTGGGCGAGAAGGAGTTTTGGCGGTGGAAGGTTCTAAGGGCATTCGGTTGCCGAACAATCTATTTATCAAGTACCCGAACCTACGGCGTTGGGTCAACGACCAAGGTAAGGAAGAATTGGTCTACGATACCAAGAAAGGTAAAGCAGTCATTCCGAACCGCATATACGGCGGGAAAGTAATTGAGAATGTATGTCAAGCACTAGCCCGGATTGTCATCGGAGAGCAGATGTTACGGGTAGCCAAGAAGTACAAGGTAGCCATGACGGTACACGACGCCATTGGTTGCGTAGTCCCTGAACATGAGGCGCAGACAGGCAAGGAGTACGTTGAAATGTGTATGAAAATGCGTCCTAAGTGGGCGCTAGACTTACCCTTAAATTGCGAAGCGGGTATTGGTAAAACTTATGGAGACTGTTGATGCATGTCGCTATTAAACTATTAATGAAGCGCATGGAGAGTAACCCTGACGAGTTTGTGAAGGGGCATTCTCGCCATCCTAAATGGGAACGAATTATTGAAAAATACATGGAGTACGTAAACCCGGAGGACAAAAAGATACTGAATGAAAAATACGGCGAGTTACAATTAAATCAGATGCACAAAGAGGTTATGGCTGAACTGCTGTACGGCGAAGAAAACAGCAGAGAAGAATTTAAAAACCACGAGCAGTTACAAATGGCGTTTCAAGAATTTAGATCTCAACAACTGAAGGAACTTATGAAATGAAAGCACCGCTTGATTACGCACCTTACGAACTTGAAGCCAAGAAACTTTTAAGGGAAGTGGGAGAACTATTAAAGATTAATAAGTATGCCAAAGCAGCCACAACAATTGATGACATTATTGTTGAACTGCGTATGATGAAGGCCGCAGTCAATAGCCATATTAAATAGTAAAAATGAGTGAAGAAACTTCTATTGATTGGTGTATGGTCAATCAATTAGTTAAGTCTGAGCATCAGTATCTTGATGCGGCTGATTTGCCTATTGATTCAATGCGTATGGCTTGGCCTTTTAAGACCGAAAAAGAAAGAAAGTTAATCGCCAAATGGATGAAGAAACAAACCAAAGTCCGCAAGATAAAGTTCTCGGAGTTTGAGGAAGCGCCGTTTTAAAGAGGAGAAGGTAATGAAAACGCTTGCAGAAGCACGGTCAGATTTTCAGAAGATTATACGAGGAGATGGTGGTAAATGCCCTTGTTGTCGTAGGTGGGGCAAGATCAATGGGTATCAGATTAATAGCACGCAAACACGAGGCATGATCTGGATGCTTAAAAACTTTCGCAAGAATGCTTGGGTGGATTTAGGTAAAGCCCCTAAATGGATACTGCGCTCCAAAGCGATGGCTACCCTACACCATTGGGGATTGCTAGAAGCCAAACCTAAAGGTATAGATGAAGATAAGCGTGGTTCAGGGTTGTGGCGTCTGACACCACAGGGGCGTGACTTTGTTTACCGCCGAATAACAATGCCGAAACATGCGTTTGTATTTGATAACAAGTTAATCAAACATTCCAAAGAACAGATAGATGTGATACAAGCGTTGGGTAAAAAGTTCTCATATGAGGAGTTGATGAACACAACATATAGGGGTGTTGCATGAGTGACTACCAATACACAAAGGATTGGTTTAACTGGGCACCCCAAGTATGGTCGCAGTTGATCCCGCATCTATCGGAGCGTAAAAATTTCTTAGAGATTGGTTCATTCGAGGGGCGGTCTGCCGTATGGACTATCGAGAACCTGATGGAGGACGGTGGTGAGATCTACTGTATTGACACATGGGAAGGTGGGTCTGAGCATGTCAATGGCGAAATGGATGGGGCTGAGTTACGGTTTCAACAAAACATTACTTTAGTTCGCAGCAAGTTTCCTAACCGTGCCGTAGTGTCGCTCAGAGGTACGTCTGTTGAAGGATTGGCTGGATTGCTTGCCCACAAAAAACAGTTTGAATTTATCTACATTGATGGGTCACACCTAGCCAAGGATGTACTGACAGATGCGTGTATGGCTTGGCCTTTGTTGAAATCAAAAGGCTTCATGGTCTTTGATGACTACTTGTGGAAGCCCCAAGGATTTACTTTGTTGCAACGCCCAAAGGTTGCGGTAGATGCGTTTGTAAATATGTTTGAGGATGAATTAAATATTGCCTATTCCGGGTATCAACTTATAGTGAGGAAAGTATGACTGATTGGACTGAAACGTCGTTGCCCCAAGAACAAAAACAAAATCGCCCATCATTGATGATCGCTACGCCGATGTATGGCGGGATGTGCACAGGTCATTATGTAGCGGGTTTGCTTGGGACAATAAACAAAATGAAGTCAGTAGGTGTGCCCGTGTACTGGGCGCAGATGATGAACGAGAGCCTGATTACCCGTGCCCGTAATGAGTTAGCAAGGTTGTTCCTTGAAAAGGGTATGGACTACCTAATGTTTATTGACGCAGACATTTCGTTTGACGGACAGGCAGTAGCAACATTGATGGCGGCTGACCGAGATATTACATGCGGCATCTATCCCAAGAAAGAAGTTGATTGGAAACAAATTAGTAAAGCGGCTAAGTTAGGTAAGGAAAGCCTGCAAGATTATGGCGGTGCGTTTGTGTTTAACATGACAGGACAAAAGCAAGAGTCTGATGATGATGGGGTTATTGAAGTACGCCACGGTGGTACAGGGTTCATGCTGATCAAGCGCAAGGTGTTTGAAGATCTCATGCCACACGTACCCACTTATCGGGTGTCCACACACAAAGAAAACGGTGAGTACATTAAGCCGTTAACACATGAGTTCTTTGCTACGAGCATTGACGATACGGGTGCGTTGTTATCCGAGGACTACCACTTCTGTGATCTGTGGCGTAAGCACGGTGGCAAGATCTACGCTAACCCATTTATCAAATTAGAACACGTTGGTACGTATGTGTACGGGGGTGACATTCTTAAATCGGGAGGCAATCTAAAATGAGAGACAAAGAAGACGAGGACGACGACACGCAGGTTTACAAGAAGCCTTGGGTTGGGCTGACGGATGAGGAGATGGAAGACATATGGAATGAGCGTGGATGGTATGTAACGCTGTTTCAAAAAGTCGAAGCCAAACTAAAGGAGAAGAACTCTTGAAATTATTCGCCCTATTTGCTTTGATCGTATTCTTTCTATGGGTCGGGTGGAGTAGTGGCTATAAGATTGGGTTAGAGGATGGGTGCAAGAACGCTTTAAAAATAAACCCGCCAAGCGAAGCAATGGAGGTGGCGTGTGCCGCCCTATGGGTGGGTGAGCAGAACAAAAAGTATCAATCAAAGGAGAAGAAGTAATGGCAGTTGAGATTGATGAAACTTTTTACTATTGGGGGCCATTTTTATGGAAAACAAAAGTAGATAAAGATTTTTGTAGTGAACTGCTTAAGAGATCAAAAAATACTAACGTTAAATTTAATAAAAGTTTAGCCGGACACATAGATGAGGAATACAAATACCTTGAAAAAGATAAGGAGTGGTTCGTTAATAAAATGGCGCCTTATTTAGATAGGTACTTAAAATCTGGGGCACATTGGTATAAACAGTATTTAGAAAAAGAAGTTACTAAAATAAGTTTGGATAGTTTGTGGATAAACTTTATGAAAAAGGGAGACTATAACCCTAAACACACCCATAACCATGACATAAGTTTTGTTTTGTATTTAAAAATTCCAGAAGTTTTAAGAGAAGAAAATAAAAAACTATTTGAATCTTCCACTCCTAACATAAGACCGGGTTGTATAGAATTTTTTTATGGAGAAGAAGCAGATACTTTTATTACATCTCATGTTTTTTTACCAGAAGAAACAGATTTGTTTATATTTCCGTCGAAGTTACGGCATTTAGTAGCACCATTTAAAAGTAACTGCGTGCGCGTTTCAGTTTCGGGTAATTTTAAGATAGAAAAAGAATAGGAGAAGAACAGTGGCAGTTGAGATGACCGAGTTTGAAGAAAAAGTGTGGAACTATCTGTGCTCACATAAGAAAACCCCCGTTCAGGCACAGACAATTGCAAAGGAGTGGATCGTAAGCGACGGCAGGGTAAACCGCGTGTTAAACCGATTTGTTGAGAACGGTATTGCGGACTTAATACGGATGGGTTCCAAGAAATTCTATAAGGTGAAAGAATGACTCCTGAACAGTACAAAGCCGAGATCGAACGCCTAAAGAAAGAAGTTGAGCATTGGAAACAGGCGTACCACAGAGTCAAGACTGAGAATGAAAAGTTATCGCTTGACTTAGGGCTACGTGAGGGAGGATATTTAAAAAATGAAACTTGACAAATTGTGTGTAGCAATTGCGGGATTAAAATCAAAGTACAAGTTGGACAGCACAGACATACTACTTCTTAACGCTATAGTGTCTGCCAACAAAGATGATGGGGGAATTACCATCATGGATTTGATCAAAAACTTTAAAGCGGCGTCTTACGCTACTACCCACCGGCGCATTAAGAAGTTGAGAAAGCATGGACTGATTGATCGTGTGGCTGATGAAACCAACCCGGATAGCCAATCTTTACCTATGCCCAAGCATGTGAAAAGGAGGCGGGTAAAGAAATTAAAACCAACTGCGAAGTACAACGATCTAGTCAAGTATTTAAGAGAGATCTAATGTTATCGCTTGACTTAGGAATTAAAAACAAGGACTTTATATGAGCAATATTACGTGGTCGTACTCATCACTAAAAACTTTCGAGCAGTGCCCTAAAAAGTACTACCACCTACGTATTGTTAAAGACGTAAAAGACGAAGGTAGCGAGGCTACAATCTATGGACAAGAAGTACATAAGGCTGCTGAAGAATACATAAAACTAGGTACGCCCATACCCAAGAAGTTTCCTTTCCTCCAAGACATCTGCGAGGCATTCAATATCATCGACGGAGAAAAGCATTGCGAACTCAAACTGGGTGTCAAGCGCACGCCGACTGGGTACGAGCCATGCGGGTTCTTTGATAAAGATGTGTGGTGGCGTGGCATCGGGGACTTGGTAATTGTTAAGGACACCTTGGCTTTCTCGGTTGACTACAAGACTAGCAAAAACGCCAAGTATGCAGACATGAAACAGTTAGACATACTAGCCGCCGCGCTATTCACCCACTTCCCCCAAGTCGAAAAGATAAAGTCAGCCCTCGTATTTGTAATTAGCGGGGAGTTTATCCACAAAGAACATACCGCCAATATGCGGGACTCATATTTTTCCACGTTTGACGAGGGACTAGATCGCCTTGCTGCTGCTCAAGAATCAGGAGTATGGAACGCTAATACTGGCCCTTTATGTAAGTTCTGTCCTGTGATAGCCTGTGAGCACAACCGTAAACGGTGAAAGGAGAACCCTGTGCCCTACGTAAACAAACCCCGCCCGTACAAAAAAGAGTACGAAGAATATCAAGGAACCGAAGAACAAAAGAAGAACCGTGCTCAACGTAACAACGCACGGCGTAAAGCCCTCCGTGAAGGCAAGGCAACAAAGGGGGACGGTACAGATGTCCACCACGTCAAAGCCATGTCAAAAGGTGGTACAAATAAAGATGGATTGAAGGTAGTTAAGGCATCAGCCAACCGCTCCTTTGACCGTGATGCAAACAAGAAACTGGTATCGGAAACAAGTCCACGGGAAAGAAAGCGTGCAAATACTAAATGACAAGGTGCTTTTGGTTCGGACAAGACGACCACACCTAATAACAGAACAAATCAAGAAGAGTGCAGTAGTAAACCAGACCGAGGATATATACGATGTGGCAGTTAATTGGGGGCTATTAGAAGCACAGTCCCTAGCCAAACTGCGCATCAAAGGGGTACCGTCTACGATCAAGCGGGACTACCAATGGACTGGGAAACTAAAGCCGTTTGACCATCAAAAAGAGACTTCATCTTTTCTAACATTGCACAAGCGGGCATTCTGCTTTAACGAGCAGGGTACGGGTAAGACTGCCTCCGTAATATGGGCCTCGGACTATTTAATGAAGATTGGGGAGGTCAAGCGGGTGTTGGTGCTCTGCCCCCTCTCCATCATGAAGTCGGCTTGGCAGAACGACCTATTCAAGTTTGCGATGCACCGCTCCTGTTCCGTAGCCTATGGCGACGCACGTATCCGTAAGAAAATAATTGATGCTGGCTCTGAGTACGTAATTATTAACTTTGATGGGTTGGCGGTAGTTAAGGATGAGATTATTGAAGGTGGCTTCGATATGGTGGTTGTCGATGAAGCCTCGGCCTACAAGAATGCCCAAACTAACCGTTGGAAGATCCTTAAAGAGGTAGCCGCCAAAACCAAGTGGTTCTGGATGATGACGGGCACCCCGGCGGCTCAGTCCCCCTTGGATGCCTTTGGATTGGGTAGGCTGATTAACCCCGATGGCACCCCTAAATACTATGGGCAATACCGGGATCAGGTTATGTATAAGGTGTCCCAGTATCGGTGGATTCCCAAGCCCGGGGCGCAAGGTGTGGTACATAAAATTCTACAGCCCGCTATCCGGTTCGAGAAAGACCAGTGCCTAGACTTACCAGAAGTAACCTACGTTGAACGAGACGCACCGCTAACCGCCCAACAAACCAAGTTTTATAAGATCCTCAAAAAGCAAATGATGATCACGGCGGGTGGGGAATCCGTTAGTGCAGTCAATGCGGCGACTAACATCAACAAACTATTGCAAATCTCGGGCGGTGCAGTTTACTCAGACACACGGGAGGTTATAGAGTTTGATGTAAGTAACAGACTACAAGTAATTCTTGAGGTGATCGAAGAGTCGTCTCATAAGGTTCTAGTATTCGTACCATTTACACACACTATTGAACTTCTTCAAGCGTTCCTTGAAAAGAACAACATAACTTGCGGGGTAATTAACGGACAGGTTTCGGTAAATAAACGTACTGAATTAGTCAAGCAATTTCAGGAAAACCCTAACCCCTACGTGCTTGTCATACAGCCTCAAGCCGCCTCACACGGTCTCACGCTGACTGCCGCCAATACCGTGATATGGTACGCACCAGTAACGAGCGTAGAAACTTACCTACAAGCAAATGCACGTATCAACCGTCCGGGGCAAAAAAATGCCATGACTGTGGTGCATATCAAGGGTAGTGAAGTAGAATCTAAGTTGTATTACATGTTGCAAAACAACATTACAAACCACAATAAAATAATTGACTTGTACCGACAGGAAATAGAAGAAACTGTTTGACAAAGTCAAATGTTATGATACAATAGTAGTTCACCAAGTCGTAGGAGCATACCCATGAGTGAAGTAGCAGATAAGGTCGAAGTTGACCTTAACAAGTTGGTATCTGTGTATTTAAAGTTACGTGATGCAATCCAAGAGAAAGAAGAACAACACAAGCAAGAAGTACAAGAACTACAAGTTCAGTTTGATGTTGTAGCAGGGGAGTTATTGGGTCATTGCAACACGCAAAACATTGACAGCATTAGAACACCAGTAGGAACAATCTCTCGCCGGATTTCAACACGGTACTGGACGAGCGATTGGGATTCGATGTATCAGTTCATCAAAGAGCACGATGCACCTTTCCTACTGGAGCAAAGAATCCACGGCACTAACATGCGCGAGTTCCTTGAAATCAACCCCGATGCTTTCCCTGTGGGTATGCAAGCCGAGCGCAAATATACCGTGCAAGTCCGTAAACCAACCAAGAAATAAGGAGTCTTTATGAGCAACGTTTCAATCTTCAAACAAGGTGCAGTTACTACTACCGGTGCTAGGGAACTTAGTGATCTTGCTAGGTCTTTAAGCACGGCATCGCAATCACGCCGCATTCAAACCAATACCAACGGTACATTTAAGCGTATGGTTAACGGGGAGCAAATTGGTAACGCTGTGCGCGGTGAGATCAATGTGATCATTCTTCACGCATTACCCAAAGTTTCCCGTACCTACTACGAAGCAGAATATGATCCCAATGCGGCGCCTACTCTACCCGATTGTTGGTCTAACTTGGGTGACAAGCCCGAAGCAGCGGCTGCGAATAAACAGCATACAAACTGTGCTGACTGCCCTCAGAACATCAAGGGTTCGGGTAAGCAGGGTGGTCGTGCTTGCCGTTTCCAACGTCGTATCTCTGTGCTAGTTGAGGGTGATAACTCAGGCGACGTGTATCAGTTCAATGTCCCTGCTAAATCTTTGTTTGGTAAGGGTACGGGCAATGTGCATCCGTTCGAGTCTTATGTCAAGTACCTTCTTGCTAACGGTGAGTCGCCCGACAACGTAGTGACTAACGTCTCCTATGATCTGAATGCGGATTCTATGGAGTTGCTGTTTACCCCGTTGCGTAATGTTAGTGACGAAGAGTACGAATTAGTCCGGGCCGCTCAGTCTAAGCCTGAGACCAAGATGTACACCATGATTACCGTTGCGCAAGCAGACGGTGTAAAGAAGCAGCCCCCGGCAATTGAACAGAAGGCTGTGCCCAAACCTGTTGAAAAAGTGTCTCGCTCGGATGAGCCAGAAGACGAAGTTATTGAGGAGCCTGTTAAGCGCACGGTCAAGAAACCTGAGCCACCAAAGGAAAAGGTCAATCTTGCTGATGTTGTTAGCAAATGGGCTGACGAGTAATGAGTTACGGGTATAGCGCGAAACTGGTTGCGCTAAACAAACAGGCTGACAAGGAAAACCTTGGTGTGCGGCTAGGGCGTGCGTGCATCAAGGGGGACATCTCAGTAAGCACAGTTGCAAGTGCGCTGGGCGTCAGTCGGCAGACTTTGTACAACTGGTTCATGGGAAAGAGTTCACCTCAGCCCATGATGGTTGACTTAGTTACCCGTTACTTAGCACGCATAACCAAATAACAGTCGGCTTAGGAGAGGAGCCTTTGGGGGAGCAATCCCCCTTTTTCAACCATGACCAACGTTGACCTTTTAAGTATTGTTCAGCCGCCCGATGGGTGGTTTGCATTACTGTGCATACGAGGTGATGATGTTCGTCAGGAGTTGGTTGCTACAAGAGAAGAATTAGATACACGAACGCAAGAATACGTCCAGAATAAATGGAATGTGTACTTTGGCGTCGCCAAGTTCGAGACAAATAAGAACCGTTTAAAAGATAACGTCAAAGCCCTCAAAGCATTTTGGTTGGATATTGATTGCGGTGAAGGCAAAGCAGAGATCAATTCTAAGACTGGTCGCCCCGATGGGTATGTTGATCAGGCTACGGGCATGCAGGAGTTACAACGCTTTTGCAAACTAATTGGTCTACCCAAACCTATACTGGTTAATTCCGGTAGAGGCATCCATGTGTACTGGGCGCTGACCGAACCAGTTACACGAGGACAATGGGAACCTGTTGCTGACCGTCTGCGCGAACTATGTGTACTACATAATTTTCATATTGATGGGAAAGTTTTTGAGGTAGCCCGTGTACTTAGAATACCGGGGACGTATAACTTTAAAGATGAGCCACCTACACAAGTAGAAATACTTGGCACCGCTCCTGAAGTTGAATATCAAACCTTCCGTAATTTACTAGGCGTTAAAGAAGAAAGTGAAGCGCCACCCAAGCGGGAACTTAGTGCCCTTGCTAAGTCCATGATGGTTAACTCTGTATCTTCATTTAAGAAGATCATGATCAAGAGTGCCGGGGGTACAGGGTGTCCGCAATTGCTATCGGCATACGAAGATAGGGAGAGTCTATCTGAGCCACGCTGGTTTGACGCTTTATCTATCGCTAAGTTTTGTGAAGACCGGGATGTGGCGATTCACAAGATGTCCCAAGACCACCCCGACTATGACTACCATGATACCGAGCACAAGGTTAGGCACATACTAGGCCCACACTCTTGCGTGGAGTTTGAAAAGAGTAACCCCGGTGGGTGCGATGGATGCCCCCATAAGGGTAAGATTAAGTCTCCCATTTCGCTTGGCAAAGAGATCCTTGAAGCCACGGAAGAAGACAATGAGGTGATAGTTACCTCTGAAGAAGAGGGCGAAGATGATGAAGTTCACACCATCCCCAAGTATCCCAGTCCATTTTTTCGGGGTAAGAACGGTGGCATTTACCGCATGCCGCCCGATCAAGAATCAGATCCAATTTTTGTTTACGAGCACGATTTGTACGTTGTAAAGCGTATGCGCGATCCTGTGCAAGGTGAGGTAGTCGTAATGAAACTGCATCTGCCACGGGACGGAGTTAAAGAATTTGTGATACCCAACCGCAGCGTGACCGATAAGACTGAATTTCGTAAAGAGTTATCTAGTCATGGGGTAGTTTGCGGAACAAAGGCATTTAACAATCTGACGGAGTATGTGTTTGCATCCATCAGGGAACTACAGTTTAAAAGGAAAGCAGAACTTATGAGATTACAATTTGGTTGGACTGATGCTGATAGCAAGTTCATCATCGGAGATAGGGAAATAACCCGTGACGGTACATTCCATAGTCCCCCTTCATCTACGACCCATAACATTGCTCAACACATGCAACCAACTGGGGACATGGTTAAATGGAAGGAAGTATTTAATCTTTATGGCAAGCCGGGATTGGAACCCCATGCGTTTGCGGCACTGAGTGCTTTTGGTTCGCCGCTTCTCAAGTTTCTTGGGCAGAACGGGGCAATCATCAACGTCATTCACTCTGACTCAGGTACAGGCAAGACCACCATCCTGAAGATGGCTAACAGCGTAGTCGGGCACCCGACCCGTCTATCGGCTATGTGGGATGACACCTTGAACGCCAAGTTCCTACGGCTAGGGGTTATGAACAATCTGTGCTTCACCGTGGACGAGATGACCAACACTACACCCGCAGACTTTTCTACTTTGTCTTACGGAATGTCCCAAGGGCGGGGTAAGGATCGGGTTAAATCATCTGCTAACGAACTGCGCCTAAACCTGACTTCGTGGCAGTGCATATCCCTGTGCTCATCAAATGCGTCGTTCTACGAAAAGATGGCCTCGCTAAAGAACACCCCCGATGGCGAGATGATGCGGTTAATAGAGTACAAAATAGACTTTACCAATACTTTGGAGATGAGCGTAGCCAAGCAGATGTTTGACCATCAGTTGATGGAGAACTTTGGGCATGCGGGAGACGTGTACGCTAAGTGGCTTATAGATAATTTAGAAGAGGCAAAGAATACGGCGTTAGGTATTCAAGCCAAGATCGACAAGGAACTAAAACTAACCCAGCGGGAACGCTTCTGGTCGGCAGTAGCCGCAGCCAACATCACGGGTGGTTTGATTGCTAAGACCTGTGGCCTGATCGACTGGGATATGAAAGTCATCTACAAGTGGGCAACCAAGATGATTCTGGGTCTGCGTGAGGAAGTTAAGCCTCCTGTGGCTGATGTCATGGCTATCGTGGGGGACTACATCAACAGGCATATGCAGAACATTGTGGTTGTAAATGACGAGGTAGACCGCCGTTCTAATATGCCGTATGCCCCCACGTTGGAGCCTAGAGGCGAACTGCTAATACGCTATGAGCCAGATACTAAGAAGATGTTCGTAGCCGCCAAGCCGTTTAAGAATGACTGTGTTAAGTTCCAAGTTAACTACAAAGACACCCTGACTGACTTGCAAAAGAAGGGTATCTTCATAGGCACCGCTAACAAACGGCTATCCAAGGGCATGAAAGTGGTAGCGCCGGGAGTGCATTGCTTAATCTTTGATTGCTCAGGCAATGATTTCTTAAATATGGACGGACTGGTGGCATCAAATGCGGGTGGAGAAAGTCAGTTATCAGATTGATTGGCGCAAGTTCAAGCGGGGGACTTCGTTCTTTATCCCTTGCCTGAATCCAAAGGAAGCGAAGCAAGAAATACTTTGTACTACAAACAGACTAAAGATACCTGTATTGACGAAAGTTGTGATCGAAGAGGGGATAAGGGGTTTACGAGTGTGGCGAGTTTGATATACTGATTTGGACAGCCCTCTCCTCGGTTGTCTTGCATCGGCTTCGCGGCCTTTGCTCCTTCTTGGTGGTCCGTAACGGACATTCCCCCCGGCCTAAAAACCGGGGGTTTTTTTCACCTAATCTTTTGGTGGTACAGGAGCCGCTATACGAGCGGAAGGCATAAGATAAGGAAGAAGTTTTTCTGACATACGTAGTCCGCGATAGGTCAAACCAAGTTTTTCACCGTAACCTTCAATCGAGCGGTCAATCGTATCCCCATCAATTAGGAAGGCTTCCATTGGGTAGCGTTTATTGTGCTCCCGTATCTTAGCAATAGCAGCCTTGATGTCGCCCGGTTCTTTCTCAGCGTTAAACACGGTCTCATTTAACTTGCGCAGCGCATCACTTTTACTATCTTCTGCTTTGACTCTTTGTCGTTCCATAGCAAAATTATGCTCTTGAATCCGTGCTAAACGGGAAGATTGAAAACCTAACGCACTCGCTATTAAGTTTAAGTCTGTAATTTCAGACTGCTTTAAAATTTTTGCACCACCCTTGGTTTCTGCACCCTCTGTTGCTAACCGGTAAGAAGTTAGAGGTGCTTTGAAGAAAGCAGGGGTTAACTTTTCTGCACCACGCAATAATTTACCATCATTGAAATCATCAATTGCTCCAACCATATTTAAGCCAGTAGATATACCGGGGCCTAAATTTTCTTTAACATAGTTTTCTACCGTCTCTTGCCAGTTCTTTCCCGGTTTGGCTTCACGGAACCAAATACCATCGTAAGATGTGCGAGAACCGACGTTGATGTCGCTGAGTACCGAGATTGGACCTTTCTCCAGTATTTCGCTGAGACGATGTTTCTTACCGTCTAACCCAGTTATTTCAATATGCCCAAAGTATTTGGGTAGAAACTCATAACGGAAGCGTAAGTTAGAACTCCCAGCGGTTAGGGGGTTCTTAGCGAGGCGTGCACGCTTTTCTTCTTCGTCCTCAGTAGCATCTAGTACTGCGTCAATTACACTGCAAATCATGGAGTACAACGGCTGCCCGACAAGTCCGTGGAAAAGACCGCCCATAACTAAAACGCCTGTCAAACGCTGCATAGCAGCACGGCCTTCTTTGTTGCCCATGCCTTCGGTAAAAGCGGTGTACCCATTGCGAACAAACCATGACGTAATAAACGTCGCGTACATTTTAAATTGACCAACAGTCTTACCTACGAAGTTACGGTATATACGGGGGCGGTTAAAGTTATCGTAACGACCTAGTAATTCATGGACAGTATCAACGGCTTTGTCTACAGACTCTTCAAAGTTGCCAGTCTTTGCGTACTCTAATTTGAACGCCATCATATAGGCGATCTCACGGCTCATGCGCTCTGCACCGTTAAACAGGGCAGTCATGGTATTAAACGAAACCCGTGCGGCTACACCGGGGATACTTTCGTAGGCATTTTCTGGTGTGCGGTTTCTATTAGTTAATACTGAAGTATTAGTAAGTGTAGTTACCTGTCGATCAAGCGCCGCTTGAAATGCACGCTGTAAGATGGGGTCATTACGAACCATCGAAGAAGAACCAATAGAGGGCGCGGTATACTCCACATCCCCATTAGGCTGCTTTTTTGTCACTCCTGTTGTCTTAAAGAAGGTAGCAAACCGCAAAAACTCTTTACTTGCAGCAAAGTTACCATGTCGTTCGGCAAGTGTAGGCAGGACCATAGCCGGTATAGAAACCATCTGAGTTGCCGCAGTAGCACCACTAGTCAATAACATTACGAAAGCAAACTGGTTTATACGGTTTGCAGCCTTTCCCTCGGGGGGTGGGTCTATTTCATCGTTTGCTATATCTTGTATGGCGTCAACAAATAACTCTAACTTAGCCCGCTCAAGTGGGGGCATCCCCTCTAAAGAATCCCTAGCCCGCTGAACTTGATCCCGAATGCTGTTGGCATATTTAAGTTTTGCTAGTTGGTTTGCGTAAGACGTAGCGGATTTCTTAAAGTTAAGTAATACATCAGCGCTAAAACCCGTTACGTTTTCAGAGTGTAAAAACTGCTTACGGAAACTACGCTCGGGCAGAGTCATCAAGTAGACCTGATATAGTTGGTCTTTGAGTTCTTCACGGTAGCGGTCAAACGCAGCCTTGGCATCCGCCTCAGTTTTATACTTAGCGGGATCAAAGCGCCCATCTGCTTGGGCATCTTCAATAGCCGCAAACATCTTTTGTAGCATCGCGCTATCGGTTGAAAAGTCTTCACGTAGCGAACGTAAATCATCTCCGGCAACAAACTCACCCCCATCATTGGGGTTCTTGCCTAATTGCGCTGCACGAATACGTAAAAACTCGTTACGGTCTGCGCCACTTGTAAAGGTATAAAACTCCCGTCCAGTTGGACCTTTTGTAACTCTTAGCCAGTAGTCGCCATGCCGTTTAAACGGGAAGTACTCTTCCGGCAACTGCTTCAAAGTCATACCGTCATAGTCAGGATCAGGAGCACCCTTGGCTTCTTCTTGCATCAACCGAACAGATTTTAATAACTTAGCCTTAGCCGCAGCGTCTATGGGCAGGGCGTTTAACTGGTCATCTAGTATGGTCCGCATTGCAAGGTAGTTATCCTTGTAGAACTGGCGCACCATCTTATACATCTCATGCCCATTCTTTTGCTTTCCAAGCGCATCCCAAGAGTCATAGACTATCTTTAAGTTTGCGCGACGATCATCTTGCTTTTTCTTATACAGACCAATTTGCTGAGGGGTCAGCGTGGCATCAAGGTTGTACTTCGCCCGATAGGCTTGGTCGGTTAGAATTTTTTCGTAGTGCACCACAACAGGGTCTTTCTGTTGGGCTTCGGCAAGCGTAGCAAACTCGGTTGGGTTAACTTTCTTTAGACGGGCCAAGTGCATTGTGGTACTAATTACTTTTATCCCGTTCTTACGCACAAACGCCGCTAACTTATCAGCCTGTTTAGCCGAGGCGTTAAGCAACGAAGTTTTCATTGCCGACATTTCTTGCTGAATCTTATCTACATCTACCAAGCCGGGAATCTCGTCACCTTTCCAACGAAGAATGTCCACAGTCTGCATTCCGTATAGCAACTTACGGATAAAGTCATTGCCCATATCCTTGAAGCGGGAGTTCAACATGGGTAAATATTGACCAATACCCCGTTCACGAATCATTGAACCCGTCGAGTCAGCAACGGTAAATGCGTCATACGAAGCCTGTACTTTTTGTAGATCCTTATCTACCTTAGCATCACTTTCTTTTGCTTTCTTAGCCTTACGTGAAAGTGAAGGGGTGCCTGCATTCATCTCTGGTTGAGCGGGGCTAATCAGCCGATCCGTAACAATGATGAGATCTTGGAGCGCCGACATATGCTCTGGACCCATATTAAGCAGATTGCGCAGCGCATTAACAAACTGGGTAAAGAGGCCAGTAATACGGTTAGTCTTAGGATCAAACGACCCCGGTGCCTGCATCAAGAACTCTTGAAACTCCGGCTGAGTCATTCCATAGGAAATAAACTCCTTAAGATCCCCAAATACGTTAGCCCCGTTTGGGTCGGCTAGGCTATACAACTTAGCCAGCATCTTGGCGTTAGCCCTTGCAAACTGCGGATCAGCCTCAGCCTGTTCTACAAGTTTCTCATAATGTTCAAATGCACGGTTACGGATGTCATCTAACTGCGCCATCGCACGCAATTGATTTGCAGTCAGCGAACCGGGGTCAGTAAGGTATTTTTCAACTATAGACACAGTCCCCGCATGCAATGCTTCATGCAAAGCGGTCTCGTTGTTTTCTCCACTCTCATTTGGATTGGCGTTAAGATAAATAGCCTTATTAAAGTACAGACCCAAAGCGTTATCAAAAGAACCCCTAGCCTTGTCGTCAAGAATATCTCTAGCGGGATCTGCTACATGTACTACACTCACCCCTTTAAGTGCGGGGCGAAGGCGGTCTGCCAGAATTCTTTCAAATGCAGTACCAAAACCTTTGATATAGCCCAATAACTTTTGAGCATCGCTAAACCCCATAAGGTCCGGGTCATGCTCATTTGTTGTGGTACTTAATGATTTAGAGGGTTCACCTAGTTTGGCACGAGCCTCAGCAATCTGGCGTATCCGGTCTGTAGGTGCAAACCTATCCACAAGGGCTTTAGCACGTTGACCAGTAGCCTTGTTCTTACGAAATTTAGGATCATTAGCAATACGGATAGCCCCAACCAATGCCTCAATAACTTCAGCATCCCGGGTTTCTTGGGCTTCCTTTAATAACTGCTCATCAGGAAAATCTTCTGGGTTAAAAGGTTCGTCAAGAACTTGGGTTAGTTTGTCTACCGAACGGCTAGTAGCAATACTTGTACGTTGGCTTTCCTTACGGGCTGCGGCCTTTTCTGCTTTTTGCTCTGGGGTAAGAATAACTTTGGGTCTACCAGTAGACTTTTTGCCCTTGGGCTGTAATCCAGTTGACGCTAGATCTGGTGTGGTACGAGTATCTTCAACCTTAGCGGCTTCTGTTTGTAATGTTGGTTCTACTCTTCCAGTTAATGTATCAGTGACATCCTCTGCTCTATCTCCAACGCCACCAGTAGGTATGCCAGTTGGTTCCACTCTTCCGGTTGAAGTTTCTGTAGTTCTAGCGGCAAGTCCGTCAGCGGGTGGTGCCCCGCTATACATTGAAAGGCCAAACTCACGTTTTCCGGCTTCAATTTCATCAGATCCATAACCGGACTCCTTTAGTTCTTCCTCGGCAAGCCGAGCGGCATCGGACGGTGCAAATCCTTGTTGTTGAAACCGAGTAACCGTATCGGCATACAGCATCCCAGTGTCACTTAATGGAGCGGCTTGTGCTGTTTGCGCAGTATTAGCAGCGGCTTCTTGTGCTATGTCTTTATCTTCTTTCCTAACTTCAGCCTGTTTTTTCTCAGATAAGAACCCTTTGCTCTTTGCTAGTTCTAGGGCACTTGGTATGGCTTGAATGACTTCAGGTTTTTCTTTTGCAACACTGCGGACAATCTTATTGACCGTTGCGCCGCCACCCATCATCAGACCACCTTGTACCACAGTAGAAGCCATCGTATCGACGGCACCCTCAATAAACGCCCTAATACCCGCTTCGGGGTTCATGTCAAAGCCTTTATCTACTGCAAACTGCCCAGCGTATGTAAGTTGTTCACCGGGAATCTCTTTAACAAGTGCTTTGGAAAAGTAGTTAATAATTTCAGTGGTAGGTACGTTGCTTGCGGCTGCTTTAATACCAGCCAGTTGTTCTTTCAAGCCAAACTTTTCACCTATTACTTCAAAGGCTGCATTGGCAGCGGCACGGGTAGTAGCAGCGCCTACATCCAAATCTTTACGTCGTCCTTCGTCATAGTTTTGACCAAACGAATTAGCAAACATAGAAGCAAGTACTAACCCTTCGGAGCCAGTCAGTACGCCACCTACTAAGGCTGGCAGTTGCTGTGCAATTGAATTTACTGCGCCTTCGATGATAGCCACAGGCTTAGAAGCCGGAGTACCCATAGCCTGACTAAATCGCTCCATCGACTCCAGACGGTCTACAGTTTCAGAAGTATCAAGGCCAAGAATGTCGCCCATAAAGCGGTTCATACCCCCGCCAGCCTGACCTAGCCCAACAAATGCCTTGGTTCCTGCACGCTTAAGTACCTGTGCAGTCTGTTCAACTCCACTTGCCCGGGGGTCGTACTTTAACCCTTCAGCCATTTCATACTCAGACGGAGATTCAGTAATTTCCCCAAACGGATTGCGCTTGCTTTCAACCCCACCGTAGGCCATACGACGAGCCGTAGTCTCGGCTAACTCAACATCAAGTCCTTGTTTAACGAGGGCATCCTTACGATGCTCGGCACGGGTATCAAATAAATAGGGGTCAATTGCAGTCTTATAAAGACCTGATTTTTTAGTCGTGTCTGCCTGCACTTGCGCATCACGTAGTTGATAGGCTTCGTCAATTTGCTTAAAGGCTGGATCTTTTTTGAGCAGTTCTTTACGTTGTGCGGGTGTAGCCGCGTCATAAACTTTACGTTGCTGGCTGCTTAAATCAGGCAACTCCATACGAACGTCGCCCGTAGCAGGAGGAACAAAGCCCTCCATAATGCTTTTAGATTTAGCAGGAGGAGGGGGAGTCAGAGATTCTTCGGGTGAAACTATTGGTGTTTCAGCAATGTCTTGGTATTCCCGTGCGGGTTTGGCTTCTTTTGGCTCGTCTAGTTTGCCGGAAAAAGGAACAAAGTTTGCCCCCTCTTGAACAGGCGCATCTAGTTTGCCAGTAAAAGGCATGAACTTAGGCGTTTGTTCTTCCTGTGGCGCATCCAACTTACCAGTAAAAGGCACGAAGGCCATATAAGACCCCTTATTGTGCGACTACTTGGCTACCATCAAGCAACTGAAAAACTGGTTTACCACCTGAAGTACCTATCTGTTTAGCCCCCGCAGGTAATCCAGTAGGTGCGCTTGTAGGTGCACTACCTGATGTTGGGGCAGCGCCAACCCTGTCACGTCTAATGCGACGGGCTTCGTTTGCTTTTAGCGCATCACGTTCTGCTGTTAAACGTTTTTGCTCTGCTGGATTATCCGAAGCCATTAAAATCTTAGTTTTGTAGTCTTTATCAATTTTTGCATTTGCATCAGTAATGGCTTTTTCAATGTTTGTTTCTGCTTCTGTTGCACGGACACCGACACCTTGTTGCTGTATATCCACTCGCTGTCCTGCCATACCTATACTAGCATCAACGGCTTTAACAGTTGCGGCTTGAACTCTAGGATCATTAGAGTTGTCGATTCCCATCTGTCTCATAATATCTGGAAGCATTAAGTTATAGCGTCGCGTAAAATCTGTAGTTTTATCTGCACTAGCAAGACGTTCTTGCTCTCTACCATATAGACCCATGCCACCCTTGATGGCTTCAAGTTCTTCAAGGCGTCTTTTTTCTTCCAACCCTGCGCGGTCACGAAGCGACTTTTCTTGGGCTGAGGATTCCATTTCTATGGCTTTTTGCAACCCGGGGGCGGCAACTTTACCTGCGGCACCAAGGGCTTTAGACAGAGAACCTCGGGTAGATAAGAGTTCAGAAGCCGCGAGCAAGCCGGTTGCAGCCCGTTGTTTAGAAGCCAACTCTTGAGCACGAGGGCCGTACCCTTGGATAAACTTGGTGAGTTCTTCCGATGCGGGACCACGCTTAACGTCGCCGTACAACTGCCTGTATAGGTTTACGTACTCACGAGCACGACCTAGATTATCTTCCCCGCCACGCCCACTGTCTTGATTAATCTGTCTAGTTATCGCATCTAAGTCAACTTCGGAGCCATCTTCCCCGGCAAATGCCACGATGCCGCCACCAGCCATGTTGTACATAGACTCATCAACAGGCAAGGAAGCCACACCACCTGAAGGAACTTCAGACCGTTCATACGGCATTGGCCTTCCACCTAATGTATCTTCAGCAACCGTAGTTTGGGGTTGTTGTTCTTGTGCAGCCGAAGCACGAATGCGATCAATTAACATACCCGCCATTGCAGCGGCGGTAGGGTCCAATAACCCGTTTTGAACGGCTTGTGCAATTTTGCGTTTATCGCCACCGTATTTACTTGCAATTTCTTGTGGCGACATCATACTAATTTGTCTCATGCCAGCCTCACTTCAGAAGATTGTAAATAGATGCTGCACCTAACCCAGCGCCTAGAAGTTGTCCGCCCACGGACGGAGGTGCCTCATAAACAGTCTTACCTCCAGTAGCCGCAAGGTTTGCGCTACCGCGCAGGAGGTCAGACATAAAGCCAAGTTGCTTATACGGATACTGTTGTTGCTGTAAGAAGTCTTGATATTGGAGGTCAAGGGCTTTCTGCTGTTCTGCTTGGCCCATTCCACCAAAGGCTTCTTGGGCTTTAGCCAAGTCAATACCTGCCTGTTGCTGACCAATACCCAACTGACCTAATGTAGCACCGGCTTGAGAAGCGGCTTGAGCACCTTGTAGTCCAGCCGTAGTGCCAAATTGCATACCACGAATTGCATCTTCGTAAGCCTTTTGAGACCCCGCAGCCTGAATGTTTGCTAGATTTTGTTGTAGGTTGCGCTCACGCTCGGTACCAGCAAGAAGTTGACGTGCACCTCCATATGTACCCTGACGGACCGCGCCCAAGTTCTGAGCCAACTGCCCTTTCTGAGCGTCACGGATGGCTTCTTGCTTTTGCAGTTCAACCGCGTTCTGCATATAAGGAGACATAAAGGCTTGCTGCGCCATCGGGTCGGTAGCCATAGCCATATACTGTTGACCTGCACCTAAAGCACTTAAACCCCCTGCCCCTGCTAACCCAGTACCAGCAGCAAATTGACCGGGCTGCTGCATACCAGCCACGCTTTGCCGAGCGGCTTGTTGTTCCGGGGTAGACCCAGCCATGCGCTGCCCACCG